ACTTACACGACCGACAGCGGTGGTGACGTGTCGATCGTCATCAACGGCACCACCAAGATCGCCGGCTGGCAGTCAGTCGAGATCAACCGCAGCGTCGAGGTGATGCCAAACCATTTCACGCTGACGATGACCGAGGAGTTCTCCGACGATCCGACCAAAATCCTCGCACTGCCGGGCAGCAAATGCGCGGTCTCGATTGGCCCGGATCTGGTGGTGACCGGCTACATTGACCGCTACGACGCGGCGATCAGCCCGACCCAGCACGAGGTGCGGATCATCGGCCGGGGCTTGTGCCAGGACCTCGTCGACTGCTCGGCCGATCTGCTCAGTCCGAGTGGGCCGCTCTACAACGGCGCGGCCCAGGTCCACAACGCGCTCCAACTGGCCACCATCCTGTGCGAGCCGTTTGGCATCACCGCGCGCTGCCCGTTCCCGCCCGATCCCGGTCCGATCCTGGTGTTTCAGGTGCAACTCGGCGAGACGCCCTACGACATCATCGAGCGGGTGGCGCGGTATCAGGGCTATCTGGTCTACGAGGACGAGACGGGCCAGCTCGTGCTTGACCGGGCGCCCAGCTACAAGACCACACAGTCGATGCACAGCGGCTTCGCCGAGGGTGTGAACGTCGAGGCCGCCGCGTCGTCGCTGGCGATGGATCAGCGTTTCTCCACCATTACCGTCGTCTGGAGCACGGTGGACCTGCTGACCGAGGGCACGACGCCCAACGTCTTCAACAACCGCGGTCAGTCGGTGGATATCGCGTTGGCGCCTGCGTCCACGATCATCAGGGCGCTCCCGACCTCGATCATGAATGTCTACGAGAGTTCGGTGGCGCTCAAGCCCGGCGAAGGCAGCGCCGTCGATGCGGGACTGGCGACGATCAAGCGATATCGGCCGCGGATTATTCAGTCGAGCCAGACCGACGGCACACAGGACTATGGGCAGCGCATGGCGGACTGGGAGATGGCCCGCCGCATTGGCCGCTCGGAATCGGTGCATATCACCTGTGACTCCTGGCGCGACGACCACGGGAAACTGTGGACGCCGAACTGGTACGCCGGTGTCAACATACCGAAGCTGAAGATGGTCAACGCGAACTGGGTGATCGTCTCGGTGACCTTCCGGAAAGACCAGAGCGGCACCCACGCTGAACTGAACCTGATGCCGGAACGGGCGCTGTCGATCCAGCCGTCGATCCTGCTGCCCTTCGACGTAGAGGTGGCGAACAGCCTCCGCCGCAGCCAGGACCCGGCGCCACCGACCAGTACGACCGGCCTGAAGGGGCGGAACTGATGGACCCGCGCATTCCCCAGCTTGAGATGCGGATCGAGCGGCTGGAACGGACAATCCGGCTGATGACGGCGATCTCGCGCTCCACCGCTCCGGCGGTCGACACCGGGAATTGCCACACCAATCAGGGCCAGATCGATCCGCTGTCATTCCAGGACCGCATGCCGACGCTGCTGAATTACGGGTTCTCCTCGTCGCTCCCGGTCGGCGGCGACAAGGCCGTGTTCTTCCTCGGTGGCGACCGCAGCCAGGGCGTGGTGATCGCGACCGGCCACCAGGTCTATCGGTTCCGTGGCCTGCAGCTAGGCCAGGTCGTGATGCACGATATGTGGGGCCACTCGCTGCTCATGAGCGAAACCGGGGCGTCGCTGATCGGCAACCTCTCCATCGCCGGCAATCTCACCGCGACCGGCTCGATCATCCAGGGCTTGGGCGGACCGGATCAGGTCGGCCTCGGCACCCACCATCATCCCGGCGGCTCGGCGCCGGTCCCCGGCACCTGACACATGGGCGACATCCGCATTGTGCTGGACCCGGTCACTTTCGCCGGTGACTTCGCCATGTCCGGCGGCGATCTGGAACAGGGGCACGAGCTGGAGACCGCGGTGCTGATGTCGTGGTTCACCGATCAGGTGGCGGATCCCGATGACGTCCTGCCGCCGGGCCAGGCGCAGGATCCGCGTGGCTGGTGGGCCGATACCTACGAGGGCGATCAGATCGGCTCGCGGCTGTGGCAAATCTTCTGGCGCATCACCAACCAGGACACGCTGAACTGGGCCAATGACATCGCGACCAAGGCCTTGCAGTGGATGATTGATGACGGCGTGGCGGCCTCGGTCAGCGTGGACACCCAATTTCTCGGTAAGGGCCAAATCGGCATGAATGCGTTGATCACCGAACCGAGCGGCAAGCAGACGCCCTTCGGCTTTGTCTGGCAGCAAGAGGTCTGATTTGCCTTTTCCCAGACCCACGCTAACGACCCTGCGGACCCAGGCGATGCAGGACGTCACCGCGTCCGATCTGCCGAACGCGGACGGCTTCCTGCGCCGCTCGGCGCTGCGCGTGCTGGCCTGGGTGCAGGCGGGGCTGGCCTATCTGCACTACGGCTACCTCGACTGGATCTCGCTGCAGGCGGTGCCGTTCACCGCACAGGGCGAATACCTCGAAGGCTGGGCCGCCCTGGCGCCGACGCCGGTTCTGCGCGAGGCGCCGACCTTTGCCTCCGGCCCGGCAACCTGGACCGGGACGCCCACCACACCGCTGCCGGTCAACACGCCCTGCGCCCGTGGCGACGGGACGCAGTTCGTCACCACCACCGCCGGGACGGTCAGTGGCACCACGGTCACCGTGACCGTGCAAGCCGTGGTCGCCGGCTCGGCCGGCAACACCGACAGCGGGACGCCGCTGAACCTGTCGACCGTGGTTCCGGGGATCAACTCAGTCGGCGCGGCCAGCGGCCCGATCAGCGGGGGCACTGACCTCGAACTCGACCCGGCCATGCGCAGCCGCATGCTGGAGAGCTATGCCTCCCCGCCGCACGGCGGCAACCAGGCGGACTATGAGACGTGGGCGCTGTCGGTTCCCGGCGTCACCCGGGCCTGGACCGCTGGCAGCGCCTATGGCCCGGGGAGCGTGGCCGTCTACTTCATGATGGATCTGATCGAGGCGGCGTATGGCGGCTTTCCGCAGGGCACCAATGGCGTCGCGACGTTGGAGAGCCGCGGCGTGGCCGCGACCGGCGACCAGCTCGCGGTGGCGAATGTCATCTATCCTCTCCGTCCGGTCACCGTCATCGTTTTTGCGGTGGCACCGACGCCGCAGCCGCAGTCGTTCACGATCACCGGGCTGCTCGGTATCACCAGCGCCCAACAGGCGCAGGTATCGGCCGCTCTGGTCGGATTGTTTCTCCAGCTCGACTCGCCGCTGGCGAACACCTCGATCAATCAAAGTGATTGCAACGCGGCGATCACCGCGATCGGCGGCTTGCCGTCGTTCGCCCTCACGGTGCCTGGCGCATGGCCGATCACCTCGGCAGTGGGCGAAATCTTCACGCTCGGCACCGTAACTTACGTCTGACTGAACCTGAAAGGTCCTTCATGGCAGCCGGCGCTTTCACCTTGTATTCCAATGCGGTGCTCGCCCTGATGGACGGTGCGATGAACCTGTCCTCGGACACCTTCATCATGGCACTGATCGGCAACGGCTACACCCCGGTCCCCAACACCGATGCGCAGTGGTCGGCGGCGTCGGCCAATGAACTCGCCACCGCCAACGGCTACACCGCGGGCGGGGCGGTGCTGGCGACCGAGACCACGACGCTGTCCGGGCAGATTGTGACCTTCACCGCCGCCTCCCCGAGCTGGCCGGCGTTCTCGGCCGGCCCCTTCCGCTACGGCGTCATCTGCCGCCGGGCGGGCAGCTCACTCGTCGCCACCGATCTGCTGCTTTGCTTTTCCGATCTGACCGGCGGCACCACGATCACCGGCACGGGCGGCACTTACACGATAACGATCTCCGCATCCGGCATCTTTCAGGCGACACATTCACCATGACCCTCCGAGCGACAGAAGGCTTCGACCATTACTCATCTATTGCGGATATGGTGCTCCGCGTGGGGGCGCTCCAATGGACCACGACTGGCGGAGCCAGTTGGTCGACCACGACGCCGGGGCGCGGTGGCTACGGCGCCTGTCTCTCTTCCCACAATGGGACCGTGCAAGGCACGTTCAACGTCAATCTCGTGTCAGGGTTCTTTGGCTTCGGGCTGACATTCGGCACTGCGACGTCTTCCATGACATTGGAGCTGTTGGACCCGATTTCGTTAGCAACGCAGCTTATGTTCGTCTTCGTCGCCAGTACCGGCATGATCCAGTTGTATCGCAACGGCCCGACCACGGACGCGTATCGTTACAACTATGGCGGCGCGGTGATCGCGTCTTCCGAGCCGAATGCGTTCAACGCGAGCGTCTGGGCGTTCTATGAGGTGGGTGCGACAATCGATCCGGCCGCCGGTTCTTTGTCCTTGCGGGTCAACGGCTCGACTGTCCTCAGCTACAGCGGCAATACGCAGAATAGCGGCAACAGTTCATTCGGTGGGGTGCGGTTTTCATACAACACG